CCCACGAACCGTTCGTCTTTGGTAATTGACTCAATCGGCTTGTTGTAGATGGCCGAGGCCATTATTTTGTAAACATCCTCACCATCCTCAAACGCTTGCACCAGGTCGTTCTGCCCTGCCAGCCATGCCAACGTCCGCGCTTCAATCTGTGAAGAGTCCGAGTCCAGTATCACGTAGCCCGCAGGGGCAATGATGGCTTGCTTTAACTTGGACTTGCGTGGTAGGTTCTGTAGGTTCACCTTGTCATCGCCGCCCCAACGCCCCGTGTGTGCTGCGTAGTAGCGTAGGGGTACAGGCAACGGGCCTCGGTTAGCAATCCCAATGAACCGCTCGGTGCGTGTCTCCTCAATGGTGGACTTTGTGCCTAGCCGCGCAGCTACAAGTGCTTGTACTTCGTGGTGTGGGTGCTCAAGCAACGCCTTGAACTCCTCGTCAGTCTTGGAGAACGCATACGTTTGCTTGCCCGTGGTGGGGCTCTTCTTCATCGGGGGTTCTACCCCCAATTCCCGCAGTGACGCTGCAAATCTTGGATTGCTCATTAGGTCGTCTTTATCGTAGGCACCTAGAACAATTTCTTTAGTGACTTTAACCTTATCCAAGTGCTCTTCCAGTACCCCTACGTCCAACCGCAACACTGGCTCGGTGAACATCTTGATGGTCAGGTCAATGAGCCGCAACTCAGTCGGCGGGAACTCTTTGCTCATCGCATTGAACAACGCCCATGTCAGGGTCACATCGTTCTTGCAATAGTCACCGTACCGTGCAAGCTGGTCGGCAGGGAACGCTTCACGGCGTAGCCCCAAGGCATTGACTACCTCAGTACCCTTAACGCCAAGGCCATAGTGGGCTGAAAGCACAGCCAAGCTACCGCCTACCTCTGTTCCATGTAACGCACGGCCCATGCTTAGCGTGTCCAGCCACCCCTTGGGCTTGATGCCGAACTGCTCGGACAGAATGAACCCGTCGAACACAGCGTTATGGGCTAGTGCAAGAGAGTTCCTCCAGTCATACCCCGACAAAAACTGCGCAGTCTCTATCATGCTTCCGGTGAACCACTCGGGCTCACCGTCGTCTACCTGTACTGCAACACCGATAACCTCGAAATACGTGCTGCGTATGTACTCCTCAGTGGTGTACTTCTTTAACCCATAGTCCGCAGAGTAGTAGGTCTCAAAGTCAATCGTGATGATGTTCATTTGTACGGGTTTTGGGTGTTGAGTGCAGGGTTGTAAGTGTTGACAGCGCCATTGGATAAGGCGTTGTATGCTCTATTGTTAGCGTCTCGCTGCTGTTGGCTGTTCCCTAGCTGCGCTGCACCAAACACATCATTGAGGCCGGTGCTTATTTCATTGACCACATGCTTCCTAGTCATAACCCCACTAGACCGTGCCTGTTTCACCGTTTCTTCCTCGGTGTCCCGCAGTATCCTGCGCATGACAAGCTCGTCGAACTCCTTGCGCCGCGCCTCTTTCAATGCCTCGTGCAACGCGCCCTTCTCGGGCTCGGTCATCACATCGCGGAAGTTGGGCTCGAACATGAAAGCCCATTTACCGGCGTTGCCGTAGAACTCTTCGGGGTTGGATTCCATACGGCCTAGTAGTGCACGTACACCTGCTGATAGTTCGCTCATTTTTTCTCCTTCATAAGGTTAAGATAGCCCCCAAGGGCAGATACATTGTCTTCGCTGAGGACGCAAGTTATGCCCCCAGCGGTTTCAATATCGCGTAGATTTTTGTCTTGTAGTGCGGTGGTCTTGCCACCATTGGCCTTGGCTTCGATAGCCAAAAACCTACCTTCGTAGCAGCACAAAAAGTCGGGTACTCCTGCATTGCCATACCCCGTACCAATCGGCATCGCGTAGTAGACCCCATGCACTTTGAGGATGGCCTTGATTTTGGCCTTGACAGCTACCTCTGGAGTTCGTGCCATACAACCTCCTTTTGGAAAGAACCCCATTGTTTCCACCGCCAGTGCGCTAATTCTTTACTTACCCCCACTAGCGCCGCGCACTCCACTAGCGTTCCAGTAAATACACCGTTGGAGTACCACCGTGTGGACGTTTTGTTTTTTTGCTGCTCGCTACGTGTAGCCCAGCGGCAATTGCTCGGTTTGTAGCCTAAGTTGGTGTTTACTCGCTCCAAACTATACTCAGCATTTGGGCGCTTCCCCATGTCCGCAAGAAAGTTTTCGTACTTTAACCATCGCTTACAGACTTTTATACCCCGAGCACCGTAGTACTCGTATGCGCTTTGGTTAGGGTTGGTACACCGAGCAACCATGGTGCGCCAAGTGTAGTGTTCAGGCCGTTCCTTACCACCCAAATAGCCGCCATGCGTAGTACGCGCTGCCATCCAATTAACACGTTGTTCAGGGGTCATAATTTTCTCCAAGGTTCAGGAGTATTGTACCCTAGTTCAGGTGTCGCTGCCATCTAATACTCCAGTAGTTTTCAGGCCCCCACTGTAGCACAGTATTGGACTTTGTCAACGTCAGAAACAAAAAAACCGCCCGAAGGCGGTTGGGGTTTTCCCTAACAATGTTAGGTTGCTAAGGTCTCCTGTAACTTGGTGGCGTACCACACTAGCTTAGCCAAGTCCTCAGAGGCATCGCCCTTGTAACCCACTCGGCTAGAGTACTTCAACACGTTGCCTTGCAAGTAGCCACGGAACTCTTCAGTCGTTAGCTTAGCTTGGATGAAGTCGATGACCTCGATACCGCCTACCTTGTAATGCGGAGGGCTGTTGACCATGTCTACCTCTATCTTGGGTTCTTCCATCGTGATGGGCATCTCCATTATCCTAGGCTCAAACGGGGTGTTGCTTGAGACCACGGCTATCGGTGTCCACGCTCCTGCCTTAGCTTTCCTTGTGTACCTACGCTTGGGTGCACCAAACTTTTTGTCTCGCCATAGTGTGGCATGCACACGATGCACCTTGATGCCTAGTTCCTTAGCTATCTCCATAGGTTTTGCCTTGGGATTAAGTTTCATGTAGACACGGATTTTATGTGCCGCGCTGTTTTTATGTGTTGCCATTGCTAGCTCCTTGCTGTTGGTTGGTTACGTACTCGGTAAGAATTTCTCGGATTTTGGCTTGCTTTGTGTACGGATGGTTTGTGCTGAAGTAGTCCAACACATTCCTTGGTAAACGCAAGCTCGTAGCAAACAACGACGGCTTCTTACTGGGGCCGCGCCCTTTGCGCTTTTTCTCGGGTTTCAAATACTCAATTCCGGTAGTCATGTTTTTTCCTAGTAGACGTTGTGCTTACGTGAACGCACGTAGCCACTGTTGGGTGTCATCAACTCGCTCCTTGGCTCATCGTAAAACTTACGGTTTCGCACTGACGCGCTGCTGTTAAACTTTTCAGGTGCTGACTTACGGATAGCCGCAATGACTGCATCTAGTTCCTTGTTGTCCACGTTGAAGTCCTCGCGGTTAGGACGCGCTGCCCACACTAGCATCTGCTGATGCTCAATACTTAACATCTTTACTCCTTCTTCAGGGACTTTATGTACACGGCAAAACTGTCCCTAGTCGTTGTGCCGAAAGCTTCTATGTCGTCGATACGCATAGCCGCCATGTTGAGTGCCGAGTTCCATCCATCAGTGAAAGCGTTAAGGTGTTCTACCCCCTTCGACTTCAGCATGTCCCGCAGTTCGTCCCGCTGTGCCTTGATGCACTCAGGGTAGTGGCAGTAGTAGCTGCATGAATGAACGTCATCCACCGTTCTGCCCCTTCAATTTAGCGTTTATCAAGCGTGTAAAGATTCGGGTGAATTCCCTGCTGCCAGCACCAATCATGTGCCGTTGCGTTTCAACAAATAGGTCATCAGCATCGTCGTCTGTCAGGTCTACCCACGGCTTCTTGTAGACCTGTATGTCATCATCCTCGTCATCCATTGTTCTTCTCCTTCAGCTTGGCTTCAATCTGGTCAAACAGTTTGCGGGTGTAGCCCTTGACGGGCGTGTCGCCCCACGACCCAATGATTTCTTTAATCTCCTCATCAGTCAGCCCTACCCACGGGCGCTGTGGTGGGGTGGTGTAGAGATGTCCTGTATATTTCTCAGGCAAAGCAGATTTCACAAGCACACCATCAATTACCAACGCCACAGGCTCCTGCGCTGGCTCCTGCATCTTGTTCGCAGCCATCTGCCGCTTAGCCTGATAGCCACCACCCCAATCACCCTGCCGCTTCGCCAATTCGTCAAACGCTTCGTCTTCTGCATCTTTCATACCAAACTCCATACGATTAGGCCAACACCACCCACGACAAACAGCACCACCATGACGGTCAACGCTGTGAACAACATACTGACTAGCATGTCATCGTCTTCATCGTTCATTTCTTTCTCTCTTTCAGCATTGCGTCTGCCATCATGTAGGATGTAACAGCAACTTCTTGTTTGACGTCCTTTCCCAAATGGCAATACATATCAATTAACTCTTTATCTGCTATGTAAGTTTGCATAGCTAACGCTGCGTAGTAATCACGCATGGTCATGTCGCGGGCATAGCCTCCGTGGACTTCTATCCACGTTTTGTCGGTGTCTTCTTTCATGCTTGCTCTCCTTTGAGTTCAGTCAGTCGTATCCTCAATCGCTCGATGCGCTGGTTGTTGTAGTCAACCATGCTGTATGCGTAGTCCAACGCAGACTCGGCTTTTAGTTTGTCGCGTTGAGCTTCCACCAGTTCCCGCGCTGCCATTTCCAACGGGGTCGGCGTCGTTGTTAGTCGCTTGTATATATCAATCATGCTTACTCCTTCTCAACCGGTACATCACGCCATTCACCGCTAGAGTCTCCAGCAATTGCTGCGGTATATTGGCTTGCAATGTCTTTCTCCCACCATTGCTGGAGGATGTGGACTGTTTTATAGGTCACAACAAAATCGCCTTGAACTGGCACTTGTACTTCGCGCTCAACAAAACGCAACTTGGGTGTTGGGGTCATTTGCACTCCTTGGTGAATACGGATGCCACGGTGTAGCACTTGGGTTGGTAGGTGGTGTAGCCGAGGTAGAACCCCGCCACGATGATGGTGGAGACAAGCCCGATGAGGGCGAAGAAGTCAGCTATGTATTTCATATTTGCTCCTCTTCAGTTACCGCTACAACAAACACCTCGTCATTCACTCGGCAACCTACGTCACTGAGGAAACATCCAGCGTCCACTAACTTGAGCATGCCTAGGTTTCTTTTCATGCTCTCAGGTAACGTATTATCATCATAGATTTGTACATTGTCATCTATTCTAACTAAGTACTTACCCGTATCTCGCACAACCAAAGCTGCGATTTGATTGTCAAACTGACGGCGAATCTCTTCGATGGACTTCACCTCCATGCTTAGCTGTTCTTCGCCTCCCAAATGTTTTGATACCTCGGCTCTACTGCGCGGCTCCAACGTCTGCACATACGCTAAGAACTCCGCATGCCCTGCACCCCTAACGTACTCAAGCATCGCTTCTTTGATGCTGTACTTGTGTTTATCAAGGGCTCGGCCTTTGGCGCTCTCCTGTTGGTTGATGAACCTATCGGCTTCCTTCTGCGCCTCGGCTAGACGCTCTTTCGGATTGCGCGGGGAGAATGTCTTCTTGACTTTGAGCACGGCCTTGTCCACATCTGCGGTCTTGTACGTACTGCCCCGTGTTCTGCTCTCGGCTATGCGGTGATTGCTAACCGCAACAACGTAGTCTCGCCCGTGATACAGGCGGCTGATGCTGCCAAGCTCTTCTCCATTTGCTACTACCTTGAACGTAACCACCTCGTCGCTAAAATGTATGGACGGCACTACGAACTGCCATAGCGGGTACATCGGGGCCAGCTTCACAATCGTCTGCTTCAGCAGGGTGTGGGCTTTCAGACTGCCCTTGGCATGGCCGTCCTTAACCACATCAGGGTGCAACACCACGTTGTTGAAATCAAATATGTTCATGTCTACTCCTAGGTTGATACTCTTAACTCTTACCACTCAAACTTCTTAAGGATGTCGTCCACCTTGGACTTCAACGCACTGCGCGAGTCAGCGTCCTCTTTGATGCTCTCGATGTCGGCCCCCATCATGGTTAGCTCTACTTGCCTACGTGCTGCTTCCAAGACAGGGTCGTTCGTCACGTTCAGCTTGGTCAGCAGAGAACACAACTCGATGGGGTTGGTAATCAGCGTGTCGTGATACCGCTTCTTCGCATCCTCACCCTCAAGGTCGGTCAGCTTCTCAGACATACCGACAAGCATCTTGTGCAGTCTGTCCCACGGCTCACGCATCGCCTCGGCTAGCTTGTTCTGTTGCTGCGTGATGAACTCGGCCTTCATCTCCTCTAGGTCATACGCAGGGATGTCCAGTCGGAAGTCACCAGCCTCGGGCACGGGTTTCACCGTGCGCCGGAAACCGAACTTCTCTCGTACTGCTTCGATAGCTGGATAGTCCTCGGCCTTGTACAGCCCCTGCAACGCAATCGGTGCTTCGGCAACCAACCTCGGGTACTCAACGTAGAAGTTGTTGCACATCATGTCGAACGTCTGCTCGAACCCATTCATGGTCTGCTTGTATTCCATGAACAACGCAGTCGGTAACATGCGCTCACCCTTGTCAGCCCACGGCAGCGTGTGCTTGTTGTGATACAGCCGAACCCGTGCAGCAAAGTCTGAGATGTCTTTGCGTAGGCTAGTACCTGCAAACAGATTCTTCTTCGTCTGTGACGCACCATGTACCGCCCCCGCATCGCTGTTTACCTTGTTGGTAATCTCGCGGTCAATCTTCGACGCAGGCCACACACTGATGTTCAGTTCCACTAACAATGCTGATGCACTAATACTCATTTCAGTTCTCCTTGGTTAAAAATTTCATTGCGTTTCGACATGGATAGTCTTCCCGTTCGGTGCAATGTCGCTACTGCCCCCAACGATGCACCACAGCACCTCTGCTGTCCAATCGCTACCCCAATCACCACCCACGTAGCCATCGGTCAACATGATGATGCACTCGGGCTTGATGGCCTTCTCTTTCAGGTACGTTGATACGCAGCTTGGGCTTGTGCCTCCACCGCCTCGGGGCTTGGTGCTTTGGATGATGTTGGATACCTCCGCGCCTTCGTACACCTCGTGCCTAGCTACCTCGCAGTCCCAGTACAGCAAGTCCACCACCTCGGGGTTGACCTCCTCGGCGATAGCTTTGACCTCGGACAGAAACTCAGCTTGCTCTTGCGCACCAATCGAACCCGACATGTCAAGACCAATCACGATGTGCCCAACCTTCTCGCCAATCATGCTTGGCATGTACACACCTGTAGACAGGAACCGACGATTGACTCTGCGCCAGCTACTCGTATCCTTGGCATTGCATGTGGCTTTCACAAACTCACGTAGCACCTCGCGCCAATCCACCTTGGGCTCCAACAACCCTTCGAGTTCGCGGTCAAGACCACCTGCTCCAGTACCCGCAATCTTTTGGTGCGCCATGATGCCTTGACGAATAGCTTGGTCAACCTCCTTGAGCAACTCCTTCTTCTCTGCATCGGTCATGTTCTTTGCATCGGCCCAGTCGTGCTCGTCGAACCCACCATCGCCATCACCGTCACTGTCACTGTCACCGTCACCATTGCCTTTGCCCTTACCTTTCTTCTCCTGCTTGAGAATGTCGAACACTTGCTTGGTGTTCATGTTGCGGAACCGCTCGTCAACCAAGCCCATGCGCTCACCCTTGTGCGGGCCGTCCTTGTACCTCGGCATAGCTACCAGCGTCTCGCTTGGGTCTATGTCTTGCAGTTGCAGATTGATAACGTAGTCACACGCTGAGTTAGCTAGACGATGGTCTTCGTCATGCAGCTTGCGCCATGTGGTCAGATGCCGGTACATCTTGTGATACCCCTCGTGTGCTACAAGGAAGTTCAACTCCTTGTCACTCAACTCCTTAACGAACGCCCGCCCGTATCGCTCGTCCCGCCCGTTGGTACAGGCTGTCGGGATGTTGTCATCTACCCGTGTCTTGCCCACCATCAAGATGCCCGATAGCAGGGCAAACTTAGGACTACGCATCAGCGCAATCTTTGCCTTCTGTAGTTTCCGTTCCTCGTTCATATCTAACTCCTTCTTTAATAGTCACACTCAATACGCCTACTCACCCTCAGCACATACGATGAGTCGTCTTGCTCACACTCAACATCCTCGGTGTCCTCACCTATGCGGACAAACTCAAACTTCCACTTCTTGCCATCCTCCTGCTCGTCTAGCAGGGCGTGGTACTTTGTCTTGAACGCATCGAACGCTTTCACGTCCTCGTAGCCCGAGTACCACTTCACGTTCTCGGGCTTAAACTCGTACCCGTAGATACGGTTGCTACTTATCTCCTCTAGGTCTCCGCACACCTCTTTGGGGAAGTTCTCGTCCATGAACAGCTTGAGTACAGGCAAGTCCTCCTTCGTCGTTGTGTAGAACAACGCATGCACATCACTTCGGTATCCCATGTCATCCATCCTTTCGTATTCAGTTAAGTCCCATGTCATCTCGGCTCCCGCTCGATGCTCAGCAGCATCTTCAGGGTCGCTATCACTTGGTCAGGGTCGGTTGTTTCCAGCAGTACATGTCGCGCTTTTACATCCCTGTTATCGTTTGGCTCCCACTTCAGCACGATGTACCTGTACTCCGCTTCATCTAAGCCCCACATCACTCGACGCTCCATGCCCACTTGGTAGTTGGGGTTGTGCCTCCTGAGTTCTTTCTCAAGCCACTCAATCTCGCGGACTTTGAGCGCAAGTTCTTGGGGGTAGTTCATCCTGTCTATGGGTGCGTACACAGCCATTTGGTTTCCGCCTCAGAGTAGGTCTTGGTTCTTAGCAACCCAGTCGGCGAACGCCTTGCAACTGAATGCAATGTTCTGCTTGGTCGGGGTCTTGGCAATGTTGATGGCGAACACCGATTGCCACTCGGGTTCAAACCGTTCCAAGTACGTCATAAAGGGCGTAATGGATTCCTTAGTAATCCGAGCGATTGCACCGAACACAACGATGGCACATGCCCCGCTGCTTGTAGGTATGCGCGTATTGCGAGGGTCAGCTATCGTTGCTTCCCACGTTGGCAGTTGGTCTGAGAACTCGATGTACGCTTGCATGTCTCGTGCACCTGACTCGCCGATAGCACCAGTCAACGCTGCAATGATGGACTCGTGGTCGTTCTGCTTGCGTGTGCGGACGATGTTGCTTGCTGTCTCGAGCGAACGTGGACTTACGAACGCATTCATAGTCTTGCGGGGATTGAAGATGTACGGGTTGTCGGCCTGTCCACCATCGGTGTAGCTTGCAAGCACTTGCGGGACACGGTTAACCCACGCAATCACTTCGGGCTCGATGTTGCTGTTCATCGCCCACTCAATCCACTCGTCCGATGTCGGCTTAGCTACGGTTATCTCCACGATACGGTTGCGGGTATGCGCTTTCAAGGTATCGCCCACGCCGTCACTGCTCAAGTTACCCGTAAGAAATACCACATTGTTAGAATTCAATGAGATGTCACCCAAGCGCGGGTTGGCCTTCTCTAGCATCGGGTGCAGCATGTTCTTCACAGGGTCTGCGCCTTTGCTGAACTCGTCGAGCATGACGGCCACGGGCTTGCCGTTGTGCACTTTGAACCGTGCGTTGGGGTAGTACTTCGTGGTGCGGGTCTCGTGGTCAATGACGGGCATTGCAATGTCGCCCAAATCCATATTGGGTACGTCAATATACGCATAGTCATAACCCAGCCGGTCGGCGATAGCCTTCAGCATGCTCGACTTGCCGATGCCGGGCTCGCCCCGTAGCATGAACCGAATCTCGGGATTCGTGCAGATTAGATTCACTGCTTGCTTCAAGGTAACAGTTTTACCAAACGTAACTTCAGCCATTTCTAACTCCTAGATAAAAGTAAACTAACACACAAAGTAACACTAACCATCTAATGAACTATCTCTTTCTCAACTCCCTGACTTCAACCCTCATTGTACCACAAAGTGACGCTTGTGTCAACTAAAAGGGATTCAAATAGCCCCATTTACGTCCTCTCAGGCATCCAACCTCGGTACTTGCCCGATGGCACTTGGCCGAGTTTCAACTCAGTCCAGACCAGTATCTCCTGTGCATGCGCTCGTAACAGTAGCTCATCAATAAGACCAAGTACTTCGTCCGCTGGGAGTTTCACTTGCCCAAAGTTCACGCTGTTGCTTCGGCTCAGGCTCAAGGCCCACTGCACCGCCAACCCAAAGGCTTTGTTGTAGCTCAGGTGTCTCGTGTCCTCGGGCTGGTCTGCTCGGAGTAGCTCCGCAAACTCTATCCTCAGCGCGTGGATAGTCCTCGCTATCATCTGCTGGGGCAACTCCTCAGCCGAAACAACCACCGCCGCATACGGTTTCTGTCGGCGGGCCCATCGGTGCGGCTCGACCGTCTCGGAGCGTAGGTTCACCATGCCCTTGATGTAGCGCAGGAAATCTGCGTATTGTTTACGCACTGCGTTGGCAGCTTTGCGGTTGAGTCGGTACTCGTACAGCGTTTGGTACGTGGTGATGTGCCAGTTACCTCCCGCATGAATCAGGGTTACGCTCTTGTTCTTAGGCACGACCGTTTTGCGTACGCCGCCATCGTTGTCTCGTATCTCCATGATGGTATTGCTCCTGCTCCCGTAACAGGAAACGCCTAACACCTGATGAATGAATTGGTGCGTACTGACACTGCTCCACCCATCGGTTTTCACCACCACATCCCCGTTCGGCAGGTAGGTAACCACAGGCGTTTTGTAGAGCACAAACTCCACGTTCTCCCCACTCATGCGCACCGAGTACACATCCGCATCCCGCCGCGCCCCCAGTGGCCGTATGTCCGGTGACCGGCCCCGTATCGGCTTGGTCTTATCGTGCACGTACTTAGCGTCTGTGTACGTAAAGCACTGCTTTACATGTTCGATTGTTTTGTATCCCATCTCATTGCCCCTTCACTTCAAAAATAGTCTGAATGTCCCAACCATCGCCGTGCATCTTGACGGAATGGACTTGCTCCCACGCTATAGCCTCGGCCTCTTCTTCACTGTCGGCCTCAATTAGTAGCTCGGCATACGCCTCGTAGCGCATCCCTACCTCGTATGTTTTCATCTCAGTTCTCCTTAAAAAGTTTCATCATCTGTTTTGCTTGCTTGTAAGACAAGCCCGTTGCTACGTAGTCGGATTTGAAAAGGGCTTGGTTTTGTTCGCGGTCTTTTATATGCCTATCCATCACATACCTACGCTCCATGAAATACGTGAGCTTTGGCTCAAGCCCAACCCCGCTATTTCTTGGCCCAAACCCAAACCCCATTCGCTTCGCAATCACGTACTCGTTTCTAGGTTTAATCTGCACATCACTCTCCCTGCCCTAGTAGTCGATAAACTTTTAGTCGGGTTAGGCTCGGGCACTTCGCAGCGAACCGTTCCTTGGCTGCGGCTTTGTTCGCGGCCTCAATCACCTCGGGCATCCAGCAGTTGAACCGCTTGCTCCACCCTGTCACGTAGTACCTAGCTAGCATGGTGCACCCCAATTCCTAACAGTTTTAGATTCCACCATCTGCGCAATACCACTCGCGCATCCAGTCGGTTGGCGAACCACTTCGCTAGTCCCCCATGTATGTCTTGGCACAGCAGCTTCGGGTTGTCCATATGGTCAGTCATGGTTTCCCTCCTTTGTCACAGTACCTCAACTGCGAGGCTAGCCTCTTCACTTCCCTTCTCACGTAGTCCCATGTGCGATAGGTCTCGGCTTCGTAGAACCCAAGTGCCCCGTTGCCCCCTTCCAGCCACTTCAGCATGGACAGCACAATCCCCGGACTCAGGTCTCCCGCATGTGCGGTATCAAACCCAAAGTAGTGGTAGACATCCCCTTCACCCATCGCCCCACTAAAGGTCAGCCCGCCGTGCACATGAAAGTTGTTGTCGCCCCTCTCCGCTTCTTGGTAGTCCATGCCATACAGCCTGTGCTCCCTCGGTACTCCCACGTACCCGCACAACGTGCCTGTGCTGTCGTTGCGCTTAATCCTGCATTTGTAGCCCGTGTCTGCGTCAACCCACTCGGTTTCGTCAGGCTCACTCTCCCACGGCCTGTGCGGGAACAGCAGCTTCAGCTTGTCCTCGGCTGTTAATAGGTCTTCGGTTGTTTTAGTCATCTAAATCTCTCCTTTCGGATTGAATCTCTTGCCCTTCGTATGTGGCAATGATTTCCCCTGCTTGCATACGCTCGTATACGTTGAGCACAGTCCCGTCTGTAAACAGGATGCTTATGCCCTCGTCCCATGGGTTGGGGTAGCTAACCCCCGCCACGGTTTTCCCCGCAAGAGTTATTTGGTTCTCGTTCATGGTTGTATCCCCATATTCATAAGTTCGTCTTTGGTCTCGGTGTACTCGGCCTTTACGGTGAAACCGAGACGGATTAGGTTTTGGATGTTGGTCACCGTCAGCGTCTCTTGACCTAGCAGTCGGGCAAAGCCCTGTGCCATGTCGCACTTCGGGTAAATGCGTGTCTCGCCCCAAGATTTCTTCGGCTCAACGATGATTTCTGTTTTCATGCTTCGGTCTCCTTAGTTGTGAAGTCGTCCTCTTGCAGCGGGGGCAGGGACATTGCCTCTTCCATCATGTACCACACATCCCGCAGGGATTCCATGTCATCAGAGCCTACGCAAGCAGGTGCATGCCCGATGGGTTTCCCAAGGTCGTCGTAATAGACCTCGCGCAAGCAGTACCAGTCGTCGCCGCCGTTCTCGGTCGTGGCGTTCACCACCCGATAGTTCCATGTGAAGTCTTTCATGCTTGCTCCTTCTTGTGTTTGGTTAACATAAATTGCGCCAGCACTACCATGTTGTAGAACCCAACTACGCTGTCTCGGCTAGCTGTGAGGTAGCGGTCGTCGGTCACCATGTCTGTCGGCATAGACCAATAGTCAGGCCCATCGTCACTTCTGCGGGCAAGTACTGTGTCGTTGCATACGTACCAGTCTGCGGTGTGGTTGTGCATATGCATTGACCCGATATAGGTGCATGCTGTGCAGTCGTGTTTCCATTGGGGTTTCATAGCTCGTCTCCTTCGTTCATTGCTTCGGTGATTAGGTGTCCGAAAGTGATACCGGCGTACAGGATGCCCGCTTGAAATAGCCACCCTGCTTCGCCCCAGCAGACGAATAACATGGCACACGCAAGGATGGTGTTGCCGATGCAGTAGAAGAGGTGTTCTTTGGGGTTCATTTCAGTTGTCCTTCAAGTTCAAGCATGAGTTTGCATAGCTGCCCCTGCACCACGGTCATTTGTTGGATGGTGTCCACGGTAGTTTCGGCGTCGAGTTTGGCTTTCACCATGCTGCGCATCTGTAGTTTCCACTTCTGCTCTAGGTGTTTTAGTTCGTGCAGGGTTATTTGCATCGCGGCTTTGTTGGCGTTCATACTGTGAATCCTTGGTTGGTTGCCCATGTGATGGCTTTGGCAATGAGGGTTTCTTTCTCTGCGCTGTGCCCCACAAAGTCAATGAGGGTTTTGCCTCGGTAAAGCAGGCGCACACCCACCGTGTTCGGCGTTCCCCACACGTGATAGATTTCTAGCTTGGCTGTTTTCATGGTTTAGCTCCGGAGGTTTTTGGGGTTGGTTTGACGCAGGGTTGTGGATACCGCAGTAGGCGTGATGAATTGGTAGTTGCCCTTGGTGTATTCCTGCACCACCGTCCAGCTTTTGCGGTCGGCTTGCGCTGCGTCCTCGCCGCACCATAGGCACAGGCGATAGCCGAGTTGCACTCTCCTTGGGTCGATGTCATCGCCGCACTCACGGCACGCATAGAGTTGTTGCTTGATAAAGCCCATTGATTGCTCCTAATTGGGTTTGGATTGGGCGGGGTTGTTTGCCCCGCCCGTTGTTGTTAGATTGCGTAGCCTTTGAGGTAGCGCAGGGTTTCGAGTGGGGTTTCGGGGGAGATGATGGTCAGACCCAAGTAAGGGTCGTCGTAGTCACCGAACTCCGCAGACCCGTCAAGGTCGGTATCGGGGTCGATTGTGTTGGTGTTGAGGTAATGGGCAGACTTAAAGCCGTCCCAGTTGATTTCATCTACTTGGCGAATAAACATAACAATAACCTTTCTAATAAACTAACATACAAAGTGATAACTAACTTCTTCTTGACTCCCTAACTTCTTTAACACCCCAAGTATACCACAAAGTGATGTAAGTGTCAACTAAAGTGCCTGTTTGCGTGTGTGTATTGCGGTGTTACAATTAGTGTGGGGTTTAGGCAACAGGGTGTGTTATGAAACGGAAAGGCACTGTCAAAGTTTAACATTGAATTGAACGCATTTTTGCGGGGGCTGAAAATCCGTAAGTTGTTGTTTTATATATATATTTTTTTTAACAACAAAATACAATGTTGTAGAGTTATAATGTTATGCGTTTTTTAGGGTATATGGCTCCCAAACGAGTGTGGTACAAATTGCTCTTGCTGCCTTGCTCGACCTCTCCGACTTTTTCTACCGTCATATATGCCCTGTAACATTGTAACATTTAACATTGCTTATAAATCAACAGGTTACGTGTGGTACGGTATAACATTAGGTAATGTTATGTAACAAAGCCCCTTTTTCCGTAACACTACCGAATTTCTTTCGTATTGGTAATTTATTCGGTCGCGTGGTGCTTCGGGCTACCTCCGCATAGGAAACTGGCGCAAAAGCTTGACAAGCGCGGTTCGGGCTTCAAGCTTCGGGCTACCTCCGCATAGGGAACTGGCGCAGCCAAAAAATTCGCAGAATTTTTGGGCGAAAAAAAAAGCCCCCCGAATTATCGGGGGGCTCAGGGTAAACCCTAGGGCTTAGGTCAGCTCTGCTATGGCCTGTTTTAACAGGTCAATCACGGTTAGCACGTCAAAATCGATTTTCTTTTCGGGGGCTTTCTTGATGGCATTGATAATGTCTACTATCTTATCGGCTTGAATTTTGCCGAATGTAGAAACCGCGCCTGCTTCGCCTGCTTTAGCCTTAACATCGCATGCGTCCAATGCATCGCGCAGATACCCGCGTTTTTTGCCCAAATCAAGGGTACAGGTTTTCCGCGTGAGTTTATCGGCGGCATTCAAATCCGAGGGTTTCTTGCTGAACAATACTTGCACCGATTCAGGCATTGTGAGAATCAAAGCATTATCAACAATGTTAATAATTTCTTCGTCCCCGCCTTTAGAGCGGAGATGTTCTGCGCGAAACCCGATGTTATAATAACGGTTCGCAACGGTAGACCACGATTCGTTTGCGATATCTTGGTGCTTGCAGGCAACGCGCAGCAGGTCGATATCGTCCGATGTTAGCACCAATTTTTGGGCAACGGGAGCGGCGGGGTGAATTACCGCAACGGCGGCGGCGATGGGGGAGGGCTTATTGGCCATGATACTTACCTTTACTCTAATATACTGACACTCTAATGTCCAAAGGGCTAATTCCCTAAGGACAGCTATAGTATAGGTGATATCGCTCATACTGTCAATACTTTGGAATAAATTACCGCACAGTAATTTATTCGGAAACCCCTCTACCGATACCCCCACACCCCCAAAACCTAAGAAGGGACTCCGGCGACACTACACCGTGCGGAGCACACCCGGTACTCATTTTTAAACTCGACCCCCCACCCCCTATATATTTTGTGGTACTTTTTCCCTTTTTGGTCTTCTGCGTTTTGACCGGGGTAAATCCCTCCCACTACTTCGTAGTACTTTTTTCCCTTTCTGCTTCCCAGTGATGTTGCACACACTGCACGCAGCCTACGTGCAACTCAACCCCCCACCCCTCTTTTTGTACCCCCGGATACCCCCTTCTGTTTCTCAGTCTCTTTGCTCGCTAACCGGCTAGCGAGACACCCCCCGTAAGGAGTCTCAACCTCCTCCAGCTTTTGTGCTACAGTGGTACATCTTCCCGTTTACTCGGTGCCTATGATTAACGTAACGCCTACTGCGGAACACCCTGTTCCGTTTGACATGTCCGATGAGCAACCCAAGACTCATGCGGATAGCGTAGCCATTGCTGTAAATACCGCTGACCTCATTGCTCAGCTAGGTGGAAGCATTGACTACGACGACAATGACCTAGAAGCTGCGGAGAAGCTCATATTAGGTAAGGAGAAACCCGAGAAGCCTAAAACGCTATCCATATCCTCGCAAGCACAAGCGGCCTCGGCCCTAATCAAGCAGTTCGACTTCAACGCCTTTGCAGACCAGCTACAGGCACGCAACTTCATCACCAACCGCCTAATAGAAATAGCAGCGTGCGGAGACACAAAGCATGAACTAAAGGCCTTAGAACTGCTAGGTAAGCACAGCGACATCGGCCTTTTCACCGAGCGCAGCGAGATTCATGTGCACCACACCACGTCCATCACGTTAGAGAACAGCATCAAGGAGCGGGTCAAGCGTCTGCTCAATGCCGAGGCAGTGGACATAACCCCCCTAGATGACCTAGACCTCCAGCTTGGCCCAGCGGAACCGTTCCAGCCCGTAGAGCCAGAAGAAGTTGAACAACCTGAGCAAGCAGAGGTCCAAAACGGTGAGTGACATCAGCCTCAAGGACATTGAGACCCTGCTTAGCTCGGGAAAACTGACCGATAGCGACCTGCGCGTGCTCGAAGCGCAGCTAAACAAGCTGGAGAAGCTCAAAGAAAAGGAACTTTGCGCTACAAAGTTCATCAAATTTGTCGAAAAAGTCTGGCCTACGTTCATTTCCGGGGCTCACCACAAGCGAATGGCCAATGCGTTTGAGCGCGTAGCCCGTGGAGAGTGCAAAAGGCTCATCATCAACATGCCACCACGGCATACCAAGTCAGAATTTGCGTCATATTTGCTCCCGGCGTGGTTTTTGGGGCAGTTTCCGGGCAAAAAAGTCATCCAGACCTCACACACTGCTGAATTAGCCGTGGGTTTTGGCAGAAAAGTGCGTAACTTGGTCGATTCGGACGTGTACCACGAGATTTTTCCTGAATTGCACCTCCAAGCGGACTCGAAAGCGGCTGGCCGGTGGAACACATCTAGGGGCGGAGACTACTTCGCTATCGGTGTGGGCGGTGCGGTGACCGGTAAGGGTGCTGACATCCTCATCATTGATGACCCGCACTCAGAACAAGAGGCGGCGATGGCCGCAAGCAACCCAGAGGTGTACGATAAAGTGTACGAGTGGTACACATCAGGGCCAAGGCAGCGTCTCCAGCCCGGAGGCTCTATTGTTATTGTTATGACCCGGTGGTCTCAGAGGGACTTGACGGGGCAAGTGATTCGTGCCGCCGCTGCGCGTAGCGGTGAGGAGTGGGAGGTGATTGAGTTCCCGGCCATCCTGCCCTCGGGCAATCCGCTGTGGCCACAGTTTTGGTCTATCGAGGAGTTAGACGCGCTCCACAAAGAGTTGCCAAACGCCAAGTGGCAGGCGCAGTACCAGCAGAACCCGGTGGGTAACGAGTCCGCTATTGTGAAGCGAGACTGGTGGAAGTGGTGGGAGAAAGACCAGCCGCCCCACTGTGAGTACATCTTGCAGACGTGGGATACGGCGTTTGAGAAAACTAACCGGGCCGACTACTCTGCTGGGACGACGTGGGGGATTTTCAGTCTGGACGAGGACAAGCAGAACAAGAACATCATCTTGCTCAATACCTATAAGAAGCGGGTGGAGTATCCAGACCTCAAGCGCGATGTGCTGGCCGAGTACCGGGAGTTTGAGCCGGACGGGGTGTTAATCGAGAAGAAGGCGTCAGGTGCGCCTCTTATATATGACCTGCGGGCGATGGGTATACCTGTGCAGGACTACACGCCGGGTAAAGGCCAAGACAAGATTGCTCGTCTCAACGCAGTATCAGACATAATCGCCTCGGGAAAAGTATGGGTGCCACAAACACGGTGGGCAGAAGAGTTGGTCGATGAGATTGCGGAGTTCCCGTCCGGGCAGCACGACGACTTGGTGGATGCGACAACGCTGGCGCTTATGAGGTTCAGGCAAGGTGGGTTTCTCCGACTGCCCAGTGACGAGCCGGAAGAGATTCAATATTTCAGACGCCGCAACGAGCGGTTCTATACGGTCTAATGGGGTGACTATGGCTACACAGAAGTTTATGGGGGCGCATAAATTAGTGAAACGTCTCACTGCGCAAGTAGGGGACGAGGGGCTAGCTATTGCGCTACTTAAAAAACGGGGTGATATGTCTAAGTCTGGAGCTTTGACTAAGAAGGGGAAAGCTAGAGACAACATGACCGCTGAAGAGCGGGCGTTAGACCGGGCGTCTAAAAAGACCAAGCACAAACCACAAGAGTTTAAATACAACCGCTCGACAAACCGGGCAACTTTGAAGGATTGATTATGGCAACGAGTTCAATGGATAAATCCCTGTACCAAGCACCTGTGGGGCTGGCCGAGATGATGGACGCACCGGACATCGAGATTGAGATTGAAGACCCGGAGTCTTTGCATATTGGCATGGGGGACGTAGAGATTGACCTCAAACCCCAGAAACCCACCGCCGATGACTTTGATGCGAACCTAGCCGAGTTCATGGACGACTCGGAGCTTGGTGCTCTGGGTAACGACTTGGTTGATGACTTCGTCAAAGACAACATGGACCGTAAGGACTGGATAAAGACCTACATCGACGGGCTGAAGCTGCTGGGTCTGAACTACGAAGAGCGCACAGAGCCGTGGCAGGGTGCATGTGGTGTGTTCCATCCGATGCTGACCGAGGCAGTTGTGAGGTTCCAGTCCGAGGCGATGATGGAGACCTTCCCGGCAATGGGGCCTGTAAAGACGCAGATTGTGGGTGAGACCGACCTGCTGAAGGAAGAGTCTGCTGCGCGGGTCCGTGAGGACATGAACTACCAGCTTACCGAGGTGATGTCCGAGTACCGCCCGGAGCACGAGAAGATGTTGTGGTCACTGCCACTGGCAGGCTCTGCGTTCAAGAAGGTCTACTACGACCCGAGCAAAGGTCGTCAAATGGCGATGTTTATCACCGCCGAGGACATCGTGGTGCCGTATGGGGCCAGTAGCTTGGAGACAGCCGAGCGGGTCACGCACGTCATGCGCAAGACCAAGAATGAAGTGTTGAAGCTGCAAGAGGCTGGGTTCTACAGCGACGTGGACCTCGGTGAGCCGTCGATGGAGTTGGATGACATCGAGAAGCAGAAGGCTGAAGAGCAGGGCATGACCGCCTTGCAGGACGATAGGTTCCGTATCCTTGAGATGCACGTTGACTTGGACCTCCCCGGCTACGAGCACAAGAACAAGAAGGGTGTGCCCACGGGTATCGCTCTGCCATATGTGGTGACATTGGAGAAAGCCACCCGTCAGATTCTGGCCATCCGTCGTAATTGGTACGAGGATGACGCGCTCCACATCAAGCGCCAACACTTCGTGCACTACCAGTACATTCCGGGATTTGGGTTCTATGGGTATGGACTCATCCACTTGATTGGTGGCTACGCTCGTAGCGCCACGATGCTCATCCGTCAGTTGGTGGATGCTGGTACGTTGTCGAATCTGCCCGGTGGCTTGAAGTCCCGTGGTCTGCGTATCAAGGGTGATGACACTCCCATCCAGCCGGGCGAGTTCCGTGACGTGGATGTACCGAGCGGCTCTATCCGGGACAACATCCTGCCCCTGCCGTACAAGGAGCCGAGCCAAGTTCTGTTCGCGCTGTTCCAGAACATCGTCCAAGAAGGTCGGGCGTTTGCATCCAGCGGAGATATGAACGTCAGCGACATGAGCACCAACGCTCCGGTGGGCACAACTCTGGCTCTGCTGGAACGCACTCTGAAGGTGATGACGGCTGTTCAGGCTCGCATCCACTACTCCATGAAGCAGGAGTTCAAACTCCTCAAGGTCATCATTGCCGACTACACACCAGATGAGTATGAGTACGACCCGGTTGATGCTAACCGCCGTGCGAAGAAAGAGGACTATGACGCCGTGGATGTCATCCCGGTCAGTGACCCTAACGCAGCGACGATGGCGCAGAAGATTGTGCAGTACCAAGCGGTATTGCAGCTTGCACAGTCAGCCCCGCAGCTTTACAACTTGCCTCTCCTACACCGCCAGATGATTGAGGTCTTGGGCATCAAGAACGCCGAGAAGCTTGTGCCGGTGGATGAGGATGCAGTGCCGACGGACCCCATACAGGAGAACCAGAATATCTTGATGAATAAGCCGGTCAAGGCGTTTATTGAGCAGAACCATCAAGCGCATATACAAGTGCATATGTCTGCGATACAGAACCCGAAAATTCAACAGATGCTCCAGATGAATCCAGCAGCCCAAGCCATCATGGCCTCAGCTATGGCGCACATCAATGAGCACGTCGCGTTCGAGTACCGCAAGCAGGTTGAGATGTCGATGGGCATGGCCCTGCCGTCTGAAGAGCAGAACAAGCAGGTGTCTCCTGAGTTGGCTGACCAGATTGCGATGTTGGCTGCGAAAGCGTCCCAGCAGTTACTCCAGCAGGCTCAGCAAGAAACCCAGCAACAGCAGGCTCAGCAGAAGATGCAAGACCCAGTGGTTCAGATGCAGATGCAAGAACTCCAGCTACGCCAGAAGGACTTGGAGCTTAAAGCTCAGAAGCAAGCAGCAGATGCCGCAGCTAAGGCCGACCAGATTGAGATTGAGAAGTCACGGATTGCTGCCCAGAAGGAAATTGCAGCTATGCAGGTAGGCGCTAACGCAGCCGCTGCACGGGATAAGGTTCAAAAGCAGCAAGAGACCGACGGCATGCGTATGGGTGTGGAGATTGCCAAGCATAAGGCCCAGATGGCAGTGCAGAACGCACAGCGTATGTCACAACAGCGCAATCAGTTCCAGCAAAAACCACCTAAGAAAGGGTAAACATGGACAACGACCGGGTACTTAACTACCTTGCGAATGAGATTGAGAAATTACGTACCGACCAAGCTTCGTTTTTAGCTATGGGTCGAGCAAACGATTTTGCCGAGTATCGGCATGTCTGTGGAGTCATCCGGGGTCTGACTCATGCAGAAACTATCGTTAGAGACCTCGTGCAAAGACTGGAGAAAACTGATGACTGAATTTGATGTCGCCGCTGTGGACTTGTCCGGCATTCTCAATACGAGTGCAGAAGACAAAGCCAAGCAGTTGCCTGACCCTAAGACCTTCCAGCTACTGTGCGTTGTCCCAGAAGCTATGGAGGAATATGCGGACAGTGAAGTTGGGCTGCTTAAGGACAGCAAGACTATGCACTACGAAGAAGTACTGACCCCAGTGCTGTTTGTAGTCAAGATGGGCCCCGACGCATTCCAAGACAAAACTCGATTCCCTAGTGGGCCTTCGTGTGCACTGGGTGACTTCGTTATTGTCCGACCCAATTCAGGCACCCGCTTGAAGATTCACGGGCGTGAGTTCCGGCTCATTGCAGATACCTCAGTTGAGGCAACAGTCGAAGACCCGCGTGGAATTTCCCGCGCTGCATAAGGAGTAATGTATGGCTGAATATGATGATTTTGACTTCCCTGATGAAGCAGAGGCTAAAGCCGCTGCCAAGGCGGAAGAGAAGTTTGAAGTAGTAATAGAAGACGATACCCCGGTACAAGACCGTGGACGTAAACCGATGAAAGAGCCGGTTGAAGACCCCACTGAAGATGAGTTGTCTTCCTACGATGAGAAGGTCCAAGCGCGTATTAAGAAGTTCACCCGTGGATACCACGATGAGCGCCGCGCCAAGGACGAAGCTATCCGCGAACGTGAAGCTGCCGAGACCTTTGCTAAACAAGTGTTTGAGGAAAACAAACGCCTCCAACAACAGCTATCTACTGGTAGTAAGGCTTATATCCAGCAGTCCCAGTCAAATGCAGAGAATGAACTTGCTTCAGCCAAGAAGAAGTACAAGGAAGCGTACGAGGCTGGGGATGTAGATACGCTGACCGAGGCACAAGCTGAGATTGCCGCAGCTACCCTTAATATTGACAAGACGCGCAATATGCGCCCTGTTGAGGTTGAGGAGAAAGAATATACCCTTGCGCAAAATGCTGCACCGCAGCAACAGAAACTTACCCCCCGCGCTCAGAAATGGGCCGACGCTAACGAGGATTGGTGGGGTAAGAACGAAGAAATGACAATGACCGCTATGGGCGTTGACAGAAGGTTGCAAAAGGAGTATGGTGCGGACTACGTGGGTACTGAAGAGTACTTCCGCACCATCGATAAAACGATGCGCAAAAGATACCCTGAGCAGTTTGAAGACGCTCAGAGCGAAGAACCGGACGAGGAAGTTACTCCCCGCCGTGCAACTAGAGCTACTGTTGTGGCACCCGCCGCGCGTAGCACATCGCCTAACCGTATTCGGTTAAAGACATCTGAAGTCGCCACTGCGCGTCGTCTTGGGGTGCCTTTGGAAGAATATGCCCGTCAGGTTGCTTTACTTAAAAGAGGTTAAAAATGGCTGAAGTTAAACAAAATCGTTTAGACCGTGAATTGGATACCCGCTCTGACTGGGCCCGCCCTGATAAATGGCGTGCCCCAGAAACGCTTCCACAACCTAACCCCCGCCCCGGCTGGAGTCACAGGTACATTCGCGTCAGCTTTTTGGGTCAACCCGACCCATCTAACATCTCTGGAAAGTTACGCGAAGGATATGAACCCGTGAAAGCGGATGAATACCCCGAGCTTATGGTGCACGCCGTTGTCGATGGCCGCTTCAAAGGCAATATCGAAATAGGTGGGTTGGTGTTATGCCGTATTCCGGCTGAGTTCATGGCACAACGGGATAAACATTATTCCGACTTGAACAAGTCTCAGATTGAATCGGTGGACAACAACTATCTTCGTAACAGTGACCCGAAAATGCCTATGTTCGCAGAACGCAAATCTAGGGTCACATTTGGTCCAGGTTCTTAATTTTTTATAGGAGTCTTTATGGCTTATCCGGTGATTGACGCCCCCTACGGGCTAAAGCCGATCAACTTGATCGGAGGTCAGGTATTTGCGGGTTCTACTCGTGATTACCCGATCACTAACGGTTACAGCACAGCAATCTTCTACGGTGATTACGTAGGCTTGTCTCGTGGTGAAATCGTGCGCTTGTCTGTGTCTACTGGCACGGCAGGTAACCAAACCGGTATCTTCTTGGGATGCCGCTATACCAACCCCGTCACTAAACAGTTGACCTTCTCGCAATACTGGCCCGCATCAACTGCGGCTGGCGATGCAGTGGCTATTGTTGCTGACGACCCTGACCAAGTGTTCAAGGGTGTTGTTTGCTCTGCTACTACCGCTGTTGCTTCTGGCGCTCGCGCCATGATTGGTCAAAATCTGGCCATGATTAACAACACAGGTAGCACCGCAACCGGCAACTCCAAGAACGCAATCTTGGCCCCAAGTGATACTCCCGCCACCACCGCTGCTTTGCCCGTTCGCGTGCTTGGCTTGGTGACTGACACGGCTGTTTCTCTCGGAACTGCAACCTATACCAGCATTTCTACTGCTACTGTGACTTGTTCGGCTCTGCCGTTCGCGTTGCCTGTTGGCACTGATGTTGGCTCGCTGGACTCAAGTGGAAACTACGTTTCTGCGGGTTCTTTCGTTGACACCGCCGCTGCTGCCGGTGCTACCTCATTTATTTTGAACCAAGCCCCTGTTGCTACTTTGAACTCGACCATCGTGTTCATGCAGTATCCAGAGATTTTGGTCAAAATCAACTTTGGTCAGCATCAATATTACGCCGCTACCAGCATTGCATAAGGAGTAACTTAAAATGGCTATTTCACGCGCCCAGCTACTTAAAGAGTTGCTCCCCGGACTGAACGCTTTGTTTGGTCTGGAGTATGCCCGCTACGGCGAAGAGCACAAGGAAATCTACGAAACCGAAACCTCGGAGCGTAGCTTTGAAGAGGAAACCAAGCTGTCTGGCTTCTCCGCCGCTCCGGTGAAGAACGAGGGCTCTGCCATTGCATACGACAATGCGCAGGAAGCTTGGACTACTCGCTACAACCACGAAACCATCGCTTTGGGCTTCTCCATCACTGAAGAAGCAGTGGAAGACAATCTGTACGACAGTCTGTCTGCCCGCTATACCAAAGCTTTGGCTCGTGCTATGGCGTACACCAAGCAGGTTAAGAGTGCTGCTGTCATCAACAACGGTTTCTCCGCAGCTTATGTTGGCGGCGACGGCGTTGCTCTGTTCAGCACTGCTCACCCGCTGGTCAATGGTGGCACCAACAGCAACCGTCCTTCCACCGCTGCCGACTTGAACGAGACTTCCTTGGAAGCCGCCGTTATTCAAATCGCTGCTTGGACTGACGAGCGTGGCCTGTTGATTGCTGCTAAGCCTAAGAAGCTGATTGTTCCGCCATCTCTGCAATTCGTTGCTACCCGTCTGTTGGAAACCAGCCTCCGTGTTGGTACTACCGACAACGATATCAACGCGTTGAAGAACAACGGTTCGATTCCTGAAGGTTACACAATTAACCACTTCTTGACGGACAGCAACGGCTGGTATCTGACCACTGACGTGCCTAACGGTATGAAGCACTTCGTGCGTTCGCCTTTGGCTAACTCAATGGACGGTGATTTTGACACCGGAAACGTGCGTTACAAGGCCCGCGAGCGTTATTCGTTCGGCTGGTCTGACCCTCTGGGTATGTACGGCTCGCCCGGTTCGTCCTAAAAACCAAGGGTTTATCCCTAGTTTTAAGGCCCTTCGGGGCCTTTTTCTTTGTCTACGTTTTGGCGCACTGATTACCTGTGTCGTAACGCAGGAGGCATCTTGCACCCCCCTGAGAAATAGTGTATATTGCTCTCATTCCGGGGTTACCGGCGTATCAAACTGTCCCGGCAGACGACATACCGATTGATGCGCTTCACTTGTATGTAAGGACTCATCATGGGATTCGCTACTCACCTTGGCCCTTGGCTCTTGGGCACTGTCAAAAACACCACCGGCACTACCGCTGGCACTATCCGTAATTTGGGCGCTACTATCGTTGCCCAGACCTACACAGCCCCCACTTCTGTCATTCTGGCAAGCCCTGCTGCACAACTGATGTTCGTGCTTCCTGCTGGCGCTAAGATTGTTCGTTTTGGCCTTGAAGTCAATGTTGCTTTGACTGGCGCGTCTAACTGCGGCGTTACCATCGGTAGCAGCGGCACTGCCAATCTGTACATGGCTACGGTCAACACCGGCACTTCAGCGGTTCAAACTTCTCCAGCCACTATTGCAGCAGCTACTTCAGGTGTTTATGACAGCATTGGCACGACTGATGCGCTCATATACGGTACGTTTACTGCGGCTACCGCTGACGCTACTGCCGGTACGATTACTGTCACTGTTGAGTACATCGTTCGTGACTCTGACGGCTCTGCCAATCCATCTGCAACCCAGCAGTAATTAGTCTCGGGGGCTTCGGCCCCCGTTTTACAGGAGATTGATTATGATGCAGACAGACGTTAAAGCTACGCACGTAGAAGCTACGGGCACAGTGGTATCTGGGCGCAACCGCCTCAAGGCATACCATTGCATTTCCGGTGGGACAGCAGGTGACGTTATTTTCCGAGACGGAGGTGCTTCTGGCACGATTCGCCTGCAATTTAATATTGGTACAGGTACGCAACCCGTTTCATTGCTCATCCCCAGCGAAGGCATTTTGTTCAATACGGACATCCATGTAACGCTTCCTACCGCCGCAAAAATTACGACGTTCTATGGCTAAGAAAACCCCTTCCCTTGCAGTTGGTCGTGGCGAGAAGCTGCCCGTCTCCAAGGGGGCCGGGTTGACGGCTAAGGGCCGTGCCAAGTACAACGCAGCCACAGGCAGCAACCTGAAGGCTCCACAGCCCCAAGGTGGCCCGCGCAAGGACTCGTTCTGCGCCCGCATGAGCGGTATGCCCGGCCCAATGAAAGACGAAAAAGGTAAGCCTACCCGCAAGGCGGCTTCTTTGGCAAGATGGAAATGCTAGGAGCACGCTATGGTTGATTACAAACGCAAGATGGGTATTGAAGAGGACAAGGATTCTCCCGCGTATTACCGGGAAAAAGAAAACGTCCGCATGAGCAAACCCGGCAAGTACGACAGTATTCGCCCCGCTGGTGAAGAAGAGCGCCTTTCAAAACGTAAATCGGAAGGCTTGAAACAGGCAGCAATGGGTGCAGGGTTAGCCCCCGCTTCTATTGCTTTTGAAACCGCTTTTGGTGGCCGTTCCAGTGGAAATAAAGGCCCCATAGGTGCTGGTGCAGAGCAACTTGCTGGTGCTGGCGACAGACTTGTAAAGTCCACAAAAGAAGCTGCGGATTCTATTGGCGGAGGCCTTCGTCAATACAAGAACGCTAAGTCGGAAGCAGCGGATTTGGATACGGAACTTGACAGCCAAACAAAACGTGAAACCCGAGGCAAAGCCAAAGGTGGCATGACCAAAGCCTACGCCAAAGGCGGCTCAGTATCCGCCCGTGCAGACGGTATTGCCCAGCGTGGCAAGACCAAAGGACGGATGTGCTAAATGGACTTGAACTCAGCATGGTCAGCAGCGTTGACCTTAACAACGACCATCATTGGCTTTTTGTTGAAAGAGAAGTTCAACGAGTTAAAGCGGTTGGACATACTGCTCAACAAGACACGAGAGGAAATGGCCCGTGATTACACTACTCAAGCAGAAGTGCAGCGCATTACTGACCACATTGACCAACGGTTTAACCGCCTTGAAGCAAAAATTGACCAGCTTATTCAAGCGGGGAAGTGATGCCAGCGACAAGCCCTAAGCAAAAGAAATTTATGGATGCTGCGGCGCACAATCCAGCGTTTGCCCAGCAGGCCGGGATACCTCAGTCCGTTGCAAAAGACTTTAGCGAGGCTAGCAAAGGAATGAAGTTTGGTAAGGGGCCCAAAGCGCGGCCTGATTTGCAACGTATCAACAAGCCTGAAACTCGACAAGGCAAAATGGAACTATTTAAGAAAGGTGGAAACACTATGGCCTCTAAAATGCCCGCAGCCCTCATGGCTAAATTTGAAAAGTCTGGCAAGGACGTTGAGAAAAAAGGGGCCAAAGAAGGCTCTAAGAAAGAAATGATGATGGACCGGATGCAGATGAAGACGAAGAAGATGGCTTCTGGTGGTCTGGCTTCTGGTCACAAGAGCGCCGACGGTATTGCCTCCAAAGGTAAGACCAAGGCTCGTCAAGTGAAGATGAACAAGGGCGGCATGGCCTGCTAAGGAGAAAATCATGGCTGAAGATAAAAAACCCTCCAACTACGATGAAGTAGTGGATGCCAAGATGCAGGCAAAGAAAGACGCTGTATATGACGCTGCTGACAGTACTCCTGCAAACCCGAAGTCTGCTGGTGCTGGCCAAGGCATGCGCGGGGTCAAGAAGATGGCTAAAGGTGGTTCCGCTTCTAGCCGTGCAGATGGCTGTGCTCAACGTGGCAAAACTCGGGGAATGATGCTGTGATGGCTTCCCGTGGCATGGGTGATATCAACCCATCCAAGATGCCCGGCGCGAAGAAAAAAGCGCGTCGGGATAACACCGACTTCACGCAATACGCTGAAGGCGGCAAGGTCAATGCTGCGGGAAACTACACCAAGCCTAGCTTGCGCAAACGTATCGTGTCTCAGGTGAAGGCTGCGGCCACACAGGGCACAGGTGCAGGGCAATGGAGCGCAAGAAAAGCGCAGCTTGTAGCCAAGAAGTACAAAGCCGCTGGTGGAGGGTACAAGGATTGAAAGCACCGCAGCAATCCCTGAAAGCTTGGGGGGACCAGAAATGGCGTACCAAGTCGGGAAAGCCGTCGTCGAAGACAGGTGAACGATACCTCCCTGAAGCTGCTATAAAGTCCTTGTCCCCATCCGAGTACGCTGCAACCACTAAAGCAAAACGCGCTGGTAAAGCAGCAGGTAAACAGTTTGTGGCGCAACCCAAGAGCATTGCAAAGAAAACAGCAGGTTTTAGATAATGGCCAATACCTCCGGCTCCACAGCTTTCAACCTTGACCTCACCGAGTTGGTCGAGGAGGCTTTTGAGCGGGCTGGAAGTGAGTTGCGTACGGGCTATGACATGCGCACGGCGCGGCGCAGCCTCAACATCATGTTTGCCGACTGGGCTAACCGGGGCATCAACCTGTGGACGATTGAGCCGGGCACGATTACCTTGGTGCAAGGGCAGAATACCTACGCCCTGCCAGACGACACGATTGACTTGCTGGAACACGTCATCCGTACGGATGCCAACAGCACTTCCAACCAGTCTGACCTGACCATCACCCGCATCAGTGTTTCTACTTACGCCACTATCCCGAACAAGCTGACCCAAGCGCGGCCCATCCAGCTTTGGATTCAGCGGTACAACGGGCAGACTTCCGTAGTAGGGTTAACCCTAGCTACCACAATCACGAGCACTAGCACCGAAATCACCTTGAGTTCCACAGTGGGTTTACCCGCTTCTGGGTTCATCAAGATTGACTCAGAGACCATCAACTACGGCTACATAGATGGGAACACCCTCTATAGCTGTTTCCGTGGGCAGAACAACACCACTGCGGCGTCCCATAATTCTGGGGCTACCGTCTATTGGCAGCAGCTTCCCGCCATCACCGTCTGGCCTACACCCGACAATGCACAGACATACACGTTCGCCTACTGGCGGCTACGCCGCACCCAAGATGCTGGCGGCGGTGTGAACATCATGGACGTGCCATTCCGGTTTATCCCCTGCATGGCGGCGGGCTTGGCGTTTTATATTGCAGGCAAGATTCCTACCGGTATGGAACGCCTACCCATGCTCAAGCAGCAATACGATGAGACTTGGGAGCTTGCGGCATACGAAGACCATGAGAAAGCGGCCCTCCGTTTGGTGCCGCGACAGACCTATATCGGGCGGTAGTCATGGGCAATAGATTCGCTTCTGGCAAGAATGCAATCTCCGAATGTGACCGTTGCGGTCAACGGTTTAAATTGAAGGTTCTACGCACAGAAATCATCAAGACGAAGAACTACAATCTCTTGGTATGCCCTGCATGTTGGGACCCTGACCAACCGCAGCTACAGCTAGGTATGTTTCCTGTAGACGACCCACAGGCTTTGCGTAACCCACGCCCTGACCGTAGTTACGTAGCTTCTGGCCTAGATGTACTGGGGTATCCCGGTGGGGGTAGTAGGGACATCCAGTGGGGATGGAATCCTATTGGTGGGAGTAGTAATTTTGATGTGGGTTTGACCCCCAACTACTTGGTCGGAACCACGAGTGTTGGCACGGTAACAGTAACGGTTTCATAGGAGTCCATGATGGCTAAAGAAGACATGAAGAGTGACAAGGCGCAAGACAAGGCCATGATTAAGAAGGCGTTTAAGCAGCACGATGCTCAAGAGCATAAAGGTGGCAAAGGCACTTCGTTGAAGCTAAAAAAGGGTGGGCCGACTACGGATGACCGTATGCGCCTTGGTCGTAATATGTCGCGTGCGGCAAGCCAAAAAACGGGGTAAATCATGGCATACAGTATGAAAAAAGGCGGTAAGGAAGTTGGTCAAGCCAGCGTCTACGCCAAGCCGCACACAATGGATGGCAAGGCAATGAAGATTGCTTCAAGCCCCGGTAAAGAACCTAACCGCAGCAAGATGGACACGCTAGACATCAGCGTTGGTGGCATCAGCAAATCTGCTGGGGATGAACAGACCAAGACAGCTGGTATCAAAATGCGGGGAACTGGCTGCGCTACTAAAGGCACAATGTCAAGGGGCCCGATGGCATGAACTATTCTGAGCTTGTATCGGCGATACAGACCTACACGGAAAATAACTTTCCGACGATCACCCTTGCGGATTCGTCTACGGTCTCGTCTACGGCTCAGATTAACCGTTTCATCCAACAGGCAGAACAGCGCATCTACAACACGGTGCAGTTCCCTTCTCTGCGTAGGAATGTGACAGGGGTTACTACTTCAGGTAACAAGTACTTAGCTTGCCCCGATGACTTCCTTGCCCCGTACTCTTTGGCTGTTTACACTACGTCCGGCCCGTTCATATACCTACTGAACAAGGATGTGAACTTCATCCGTGAGGCGTACCCAACGCCAACTGATACGGGAACCCCCAAGTACTACGCTTTGTTTGGCCCAGCCGTTGTAAGTTCGGTCATTAGTAACGAGTTGTCGTTCATCCTTGGCCCTACACCCGATGCGGTCTACAACGCTGAACTGCACTACTACTATTACCCCGAGTCCATCACCTCCGCAGGTACTACATGGCTTGGGGACAACTTTGACACTGTGCTGCTGTACGGTTCGCTAGTTGAGGCGTACACTTTTATGAAGGGTGAAGCCGACCTAATCGCGCTATACGACGGTAAATATAAAGAGGCATTAGTTCTTGCTAAACGTCTGGGTGATGGTATGGAGCGTCAAGACGCTTACCGTAGTGGTCAGTATAGACAGGCGGTGACATGAGCATTGTCCAGACGCAGACCACCAGCTTCAAGGAAGAGTTGTATCAGGCCGTCCACAATCTGGCTACAGATACCATCTACATTGCCTTGTACAACGGTAACGCCAACTTGAATGCAGATACCACGGCCTACACAACCTCCAATGAAGTTGTGGCTGCTGGATACACAGCGGGTGGCAATGCGTTGACTGGAGTAGCTATTAGTTCTTCTGGTTCAACGGCGTACGTGAACTGGGCAAACACATCTTGGGCTGCTGCAATCACGGCCCGGTGTGCGTTGATTTACAACGTGACCCAAGGCGGCAAGTCTATTGCAGTGATTGACTTTGGTGCAGATAAGACTTCGACTACCACGTTCACTATAACGATGCCCGCTAACACGGCTACTACGGCGCTCATTAGAAGTTCGTAGGAAGCAGCATGGCTACTTGGACACCTATAGATACAAGTACTGATATAGCGGTATCGTATGACTTCAACCCGTATGCTACTTTGGCGTTTGCTGAAGGGGCGTTTGCAGACGGTACGGTTTATGACCCGTGGAGCAGTATTGGCACTGCGCAGTCGCCAAATTGGGGTGTAATAACAACTGGGACTTCACTGTCGTATGACTTCAACCCGTACGCCACCTTGGCTTTTGCTGAAGGTGCTTTTGCTGACGGTACGGTCTATGACCCGTGGACGTTGATTTCTACGTCCTAAGTAAAAAGGAATGATATGGCGCTCGTAATTGCGGATAGAGTCAGAGAGACCTCCACTACAACCGGTACAGGTGACATTGTTTTGGGTGGCGCACCTGCTGGTTTTATATCGTTCTCTAGTGTTATGGCTAACACGGATACCACCTACTACGGCATCGTGGGCGGTAACTCTTGGGAAGTCGGTGTAGGGACGTACTCTTCTGTAACCAATTCGCTATCCCGTACGGTAGTCCTTGCGTCGTCCAATGGTGGGTCTCTTGTCAGCTTTGGTTCCGGCACTAAGAACGTGTTCCTTACCCAGCCTTCAGAACGTGCTGTCTACGTAAACGGTAACACTGTGGTTGCTGCAAACGGGGCCACTGTACCCAACTCATTGCTTGCTAACAGCAGCATCACTATCAACGGCGTAACCATCCCTCTTGGTGGTTCTTCTACGACTGTTCCCCCGGCCTACCCACTAGTAGGCGCTACGCTTATTGACAGCCTTACACAAGGTACGGTGGTTACGGGCAATTCGGCATTTGATGCGTTGAGTGTTACTCAAAGTGGTTCTGGCGACGCGCTTGTTGTTACTCAGGCTGGGTCAGGCAATGCCCTAGTAGTCGAGGACACTTCAAGTCCTGACGGTTCTCCTTTTGTAATCACTGCAAACGGCAGCGTGGTAGCGGGGTATACAAGCACTATCAACGCAGGTGGAGCGGTCAACCCTAAACTTGAAGTGTTGGGCACAACGGCATCCCTAAGCACAATTGCAGTAGGGCGTTGGAGCGCGGATACAAGCCCATCTAGTCTGTACGCAATCAAGTCTCGCGCAGCTACGATTGGTGAAGCCTCCACCATTGTGCAATCCGGTGACCAGATTGGTCAGGTAGTCTTTACCGCAGACGACGGGGTTACGTTCATTCAAGCGGCGACCATCGTTGCAGAGGTTGATGGCACTCCCGGCGCGTCCGATATGCCCGGGCGTTTGGTGTTCAAGACTACCCCTGACGGCTCTGCTACCCCCACTACGGCGCTCACCATCAACAACGCACAGCAGATTGGCGTAGGCCCTGCGCCTGTAACCAGTAAGGGTACGTTTCAAGTTGGCACGATAGGTTACACCGACACCGGCATTGTGGTTGCTGCGGCTTCCAGTGTGGCTGGCTACAACCAGATGGTTTTGCAGAACACGAGTAATAACGCCGCTGCGTCTACAAACCTGAACATCTCTAACGATGCTGCTACTTCGACTACCAACTTTGGCGAGTTTGGTATCAACTCCTCTACCTTTACTGGTACGGGTTCGTTCAGCCAAGCGGGCTACACATACCTTGCTTCAGCATCTACAGACTTAGTAATTGGTACGTACGCATCAAAATCCATTCGTTTTGTAATCAACAACGGGGCAACGGATGCGGCAATTATTGACACCGCTGGTAACGTCGGAATTGGTATTGCTCCCACTGCATACCTAACCCTCAAGGCCGGTACAGCAACTGCTAGCACTGCGCCATTGAAGTTCACCGCTGGAACCAATTTGACCAGCCCTGAAGCAGGCGCGTTTGAGTTTGATGGCAATGCGTTCTACTCTACCGATGACGTTACTGGCGGGCGTGGGTACATTCCATCTGTTCACTACTTCCGTTTAACTTCCGATATCACAGCGTTTGGCCCCGCTATCGCCAACTACTTTGGCACTACCTCTGGCGTTCCCCTTGACAACAATATCTTCTACGAGTTGGAAGCCAATTTGTTTTTCACCAAGACCACAGCAGGTACGGTTACGTTCACGATGACGTTTACCAATGCCCCAGTGAATAACAACGCTTGGTATGTTGGAACACCTGTTGGCGGCATTGGAACTGTGGGCACGCCCCAGACAGCAGCTATTGCAAAGTCTACGGCAACTGCTGGCGCATTACCTGTCACCGGCTCTTTGACCACGGCAGTGAACCACCAATACCAGCTTTGCGCTATGTTTCAGACTAACGCGACCACGGGTGGTACGCTTAACATTCAAATTACTAGCAGTGCCGGTACTGTTACCCCACTGACTGGTAGCTACTACAAAATTACTCGACTCCCGTCTGCTAACTCGGGTGCGTTTGCCTAAAGGAATAGAGCATGACTACTGCATATACCTCTCTATTAGGGTTAGCCCTTCCTGTAACAGGAGAACTGTCAGGCACTTGGGGCGTTACGGTAAACGACTCCATCACTGGGTTATTGGACTCCGCTATTGCAGGCGCAACTGTATTAAACACCGATGCAGACGTAACGCTATCGACTACGGATGCGGTGGCTAACCAAGCTAGGCAGGCTATCCTCTTATGGACAGCAGGGGGCACGGTAACCCGCACCATCATTGCCCCCGCCAAATCCAAGGTCTACGTTGTAATTAACAAAACATCCGCTACACAGTCCGTCAAATTGTGTGGGCCGGGCCCAACCACGGGCATTACTGTAGGCGCGGGCAGTTCAGCAATTTGCGCTTGGAACGGTTCAGATTTTGTAAAAATCTCGGGTAGCGGCGGCGCTACAGGTGGTTGAGCCGACCAGATTTTCTATGAGAACTGTCAGACGGTGAACACCAACTACACCATTACAACCAACAATAACGCCGGTACATTTTGCCCTGTTTCTGTAGCCACTGGCGTGACGGTGACCGTTCCTACCGGCTCTGTCTGGTCTATCGTCTAAGGAGCCTATATGAGTTCAATTGCACTTTCAGGCAATGCAGCGGGTGCTGGTGTATTCACCATAGCCTCGCCCAACAGCGCCAGCAACTACACCATCACATTGCCCGCCGTTACCGGAGGGAGTTTTATTGCTAGTGACGCAAGCGGCAACGTGGGGATTGGTACTACAAGTCCTGTTTCTTTACTACAAGTTGGAAGTACTGCAACTAGCGATACAACATTAACTGTTGCCTCAGCAAACAACACAGCAGCACAAATAAACCTACTTGGTGACTTAGATTACACCTACGGCACAAATCTAAAATACGAAGGTAATGGAAACTACTTTGCGATAAGCTTGACTAATGCTGGTGCACTTACAGAACGGATGCGTATTGACTCCACCGGCAACTTGCTGGTGGGCATTACAAGTAATAACGCTTCAACACCTATAGCCTATTTTAATTCAACTGGTGCTTCTGCCGATGGTATTTGGGTGGCTAACACTAATACTGCTGCAGCCACGGCAGTGCTTTGGAACAAAGCCACTTCTGGTAATAATGTTTTCCAAACTTTCTGTACAGAAGGAACTATAACTACAAGAGGTAGCATTTCTTATAATCGTTCTGGTGGTTTAACCGCTTACAACACAACCTCTGACTATCGTGCAAAAACTGTTAAGGGTCCAGTTGAAAATGCATTGGCAAAAGTAGCTTTGTTAAAGCCGTCAACTGGTCGGATGAATGATGCAAGCATTGACATTGAATTTTTTGTAGCACATGAGCTTCAAGAAATTGTGCCATCCGCAGTAACGGGCGAAAAAGATGCGGTAAATGAAGATGGTTCACCAGCATATCAAATGGTTGACAAATCGGCGATTATTCCATTGCTTGCCGCCGCCATTCAAGAGCAGCAAGCCCTCATTACTTCCCTGACCGCCCGTGTTGCGGCACTTGAAGGAGCAACACCATGACCGCAAAAATTGACGGTACAAACGGGCTGCTTCAGTCCTACGACTACCAAGTCCCCGTCACAGGGTTTACGTACACGTTTGCTGCTGGTACTCAGGTGCTGGTGATGAACCCTGCTGGCACACTGGCTACTGGCACTATCACGATGCCCGCTTTGCCAGCGGATGGCATGACGATTACGTTTAGCAGCAGCCAGCAAATTACGGCGCTCACAATGGCGGGTAATGGCGCAACCGTAAGCAATGGAATAACCGCTTTGGCTGCTGGGCAGGCTATGGCGTACATCTATCGTGCTGCTTCTACAACGTGGTTTCCGTATGTAGCGGTGCCTTATGTAGCCCCGTCCCCGGGTTCACAGTTGGTCAGCGGCACTGCGGTCACCCTGACCACGCAGACCAACGTGGATTTCACCGGTATTCCATCTTGGGTAAAGCGTGTTACGGTGATGTTTAACGCAGTGTCGCTCAGTTCAACAACCCCCGACTTCTATATCCAATTAGGGTATGGCGCGACCCCTACTTTTGAAACTACAGGGTACACAGAAAATTCCGCGCAAATTAATAGCGCAGGCACTGCTGCGTTCAACGGCAATCTATCTACAGCATTTTTCTTTCAGCGAGCTTTAGCGGCAATTACCGACACGTTCTCTGGCATTATCGTATTGACCAACGTATCGGGAAATATATGGGCCCAATCTGGAAACATCACTAGGAACGGTAATAACCTAGTAACCATGTCTGCGGGCGTAAAAACCATTTCTGGCGGCGCACTGTCAGCAGTTCGGGTGCTACACAGCGGGACAACGGAAACCTTCGACGCTGGCTCCATCAACATTCTTTACGAGTAAACCACTATGACAACCACAATCAGCGGAAGCACTGGTGCTGCGGCACCGGGATTGCAATTGAGCGGCGCATACATTGAGGGTGTTGTAGGCATTGGCAACTCAGGCACGGCAAAGACCATTTCTCTGGCTTCTGGCACTTTTCAGACGGTGACCATGACGGGAAACTGTGTATTTACAATGCCCGCAACCACAGCAGGGCAATCGTTCATCCTAATCGTTAGCTCAGGAGCAGGTGGATTTACAGGCACGTTTACCAACGTGAAATGGCCTGCTAACACTGCGCCTGTTTTGACTTCGTCTGCTAACAATTGGGATATCCTGACGTTCGTAAGTAACGGCACTTACTGGTACGGTAACTACGCACAGGCTTATCAATAATGTTTGCAGCTAAAAACGCATTTATTGGTAAGGGTAGCACCGGGTACAACATTGCCCGTTCTGTGCGGTTTCGTGGTAGCGCATCAGCTTATTTGAACAAGACGTTTGCTAGTGCCGGAAACCAGCAAAAATTTACAATGTCGTTTTGGTTTAAGCGCAGCTCTTTGGGTGGGTTGGCGCTTAATGTGTCTGGCTGGTCTGGTAGTGGCGCTACCCAAGGTGGCGGGTTTGTTTACTTTAGTAATGACCAATTGATAATTAACCAGCAAACAAACAACGCCAACGATTGGGGCTTGCAAACAAACCAAGTATTTCGTGACCCATCCGCTTGGTATCATTTGGTTATTGCTGTTGATACAACGCAAGCAACAGCGGCGAATCGTGTGCTGGTGTATGTAAATGGTGTGCAGGTAACTTCTTTTTCTTCTGCTACTTATCCAACAATAAATCTCAACACCAAATTCAACGCAACAAATCAACGTATTGCGTCGTCGGATAACGGTGGGGCGGTCTATACCACGTTTGATGGGTATATGGCTGAGTACAATTTCATCAATGCCCAAGCCCTGACCCCCTCCAGCTTTGGCGCGTACAACATCTATGGTGTGTGGCAACCTAAGCAGTACACGGGCACATACGGCACTAACGGGTACTACCTCAAGTTTGCCGATAACAGCACGGCGGCGGCGCTTGGCACTGACTCTAGCGGCAATGGCAACACCTGGACGGTGAACAACATCAGCGTAACCGCTGGCACTACCTACGATTCCATGACGGATGTGCCAACGCTGACAAGCGCGACAGCGGCGAACTACTGTGTGATGAACCCATTGTCAAATATTGGCACTGGAAATTTGTATACGTTTTCCAATGGGAATTTAAGCACCACTGTTAATGTGTCTACTGGCGGCAGGGGTATTGTTTCTACTTACGGAATGACTTCTGGGGCAGGAATTAAATACTATGTTGAAATTAACGTAACGTCTTTTGGCGCTTCAAATAATTCAGATTATGGAATATTGAACACGTCTACTACAGTAATGACAACGGGTAGTTTTGTTGAAGCTGGATGCATTGGTGCTTACCTATCCAACGGATATGCAATGAGCGCAACTGGCAAAGTAATGAACAATGGGTCTACGCTTGCGTCTGGACTTGCTACGTTTGTTGATGGAGATATTGTTCAAATTGCTTACGATGGAACAAATATTTATTTTGGCAGGAATGGCACTTGGTTAAATTCTGCTGTTCCAGCATCTGGTACAGGTGGCTTTAGTGTTGCGGCAGGAACATACGGTATCGCAATGGGTGCTAGTGCAAACACAACAAAAACATCTACTGCAAATTTTAACTTCGGTCAACGCCCGTTCACCTACACCGCGCCCACTGGCTTTGTTGCGCTGAACACCTACAACCTGTCCACGCCTACGATTGCCAACGGTGCAGCGTACATGGCGGCTACGCTGTACACGGGTACGTTGTTAAGCAATACCATCTCTAATGCAGTAAATAGCGTAAGTTTTCAGCCTGATTTTGTGTGGATTAAGTCACGGTCTGCTGCAACTGACAACAAGCTAACAGACGTTGTGCGCGGTGTAACTAAGGCGCTTATATCCAATACCACGGGCGCAGAAACAACCGATACGTTTGGTTTGACTGCGTTTAACAGTAACGGATTTACGGTAAGCACAGACACCACTTACAACAACAGCGCAGCTACCTATGTCGCATGGCAATGGAAAGCCAACGGCACAGGCGTATCCAACACCGATGGCTCTATTACCAGCACGGTGAGCGCAGGGGCTACGCAAGGGTTTGCTGTGGTGACCTACACGGGTACAGGCGCGGCTGCAACTGTGGGACATGGGTTGGGCAATGTACCAAGCATGATTATTGTGAAAAAACGCAGCGGCCTTGGCACTACTTGGGCTGTTTACAACGTAAACATTGGCGCGGCAAACTCGGTGTCGTTGAATTCTACAGCGGCATCCTCTGCCCAAAACTATTGGAACAGCACAACCCCTACCTCATCTGTTTGGTCTATGACAGGCAACGCTGAAGTAAATGGTTCCGCTGAAACCTACGTTGCTTACTGCTTTGCCCCAATAGCAGGGTTTAGCGCATTTGGCAGCTACACGGGTAATGGCTCTACCGATGGGCCGTTTGTGTATCTTGGGTTCAAGCCTCGCTGGATAATGCTGAAGAAAACAAACGCAATAGGCAACTGGTCAATCATTGACACCTCTCGGCAAAACTACAACGTGGAAGGCCCGTACTTGAATCCGAATTTGTCGGATGCGGAAACCACGGGTAGCACTATCTACGATATGTTGTCAAACGGATTTAAGCTGCGGGCAACCACTGGTGTAAACGATAGTGGTGCAACCTTTATCTACGCCGCTTTTGCCGAAAACCCATTCAAATATGCTTTGGCAAGGTAGACTGTAAATGATAGACCCCTTTACCGCATTTGCAGCCGCTCAGGCAGCGGTCAAAGGAATTCAAGCTGCTATAAAATTAGGCAAGGACATCAACGGTATTGCGTCAGACCTTGGAAAGTTTTTTGAAGCCAAAGACATTGTTCAACAGGCCGCGAACAACCCCAAGAAGTTTAAATCGGATACCGCACAGGCGCTAGAGACGGTGATGCAGGCAAAGCAGCTTGCCGAGGCTGAGATTGATTTAAAGAACACGTTGATATGGTCGGGCAATGCAGATGTGTGGGAAGGTGTGCTGCTGGAGCGCAACAACATCATCCAGCGACGCAAGAAGGCAGAGATGGAAGCGGCAATGGCTAAAGCCAAGAAGCGCCAGCAGATAATGGAAGCGGTCAGCATGACGTTTTGGATTTCAATATTCTTATCTGCAATTGGCCTGAGCTACTTTTTTACAACCCTCTTTCTGGAGAGACGTACATGATTCCAATACTTGGTGCCCTGCTGGGCACGTTGGCAGAAAACGGGCTGGGGCTGCTGTCCTCTGCTATTCAGGCCAAGGGCAAAGAAGTCGTAGAGAACACTTTGGGCGTAAAAATTCCTGACAACCCCACGCCAGAAGATGTCGCCAAGCTGCGGCAGCTTCAATACGACCATGAAGAACGGTTGCTTGAGCTAGGCATTGAAAAAGCCAAGATGGAGTTGGCTGAACTGGAATTGCTTGCCAAGGCCGCTCAGAGCGATGCCGACAACGTCACAGACCGGTGGAAATCAGATATGTCATCGGACTCTTGGCTGTCCAAGAATATCCGGCCCATCAGCTTGATTGCCATTTTTGTAGGCTACTTTTTGTTCACCATGATGTCGGCCTTTGGATACAGCCCGCAAGAGAGTTTCGTAAGCCTCTTGGGGACATGGGGGCAGATAGTGTTCTTGGCCTATTTTGGCGGCAGGACTGTGGAAAAGCTGGCTGAAATGAGGAGCGCAAAATGAGCCTAAGCACTGAACAAGCCGCATTCCTGCTGGATTTCTGTAAGCTGGTGCAGTACGCCACCGACCAAGGTTTTATGGTTACCGGCGGGGAACTTGCCCGCACCCCCGAACAGCAGGCCATTTACTTCAAGACGGGCCGTAGCAAGACCATGAACTCCATCCACCTGAAGCGTTGTGCTGCCGACCTCAACTTCTTCCGTGATGGCAAAATCATCTGGGACAAGGCCATGCTGGCGCCCATTGGCGCGTATTGGGAAAGCCTGTACCCTAAAAATCGTTGGGGCGGAAATTTCAAGTCGCTGGTAGACTGCCCGCACTTTGAACGCAATGTGTAACCACCTGCCATGCCATTACAAAAAGTTCTTCTCAAGCCCGGTGTAAACAGGGAAAACACCCGCTACACCAACGAGGGCGGTTGGTACGAGTCGGAGAAGATTCGCTTCCGCCAAGGCACGCCCGAGAAAATTGGTGGTTGGGCGCGTATATCGGCTGCTACGTTCCTTGGAGTGTGCCGGTCTTTATGGAATTGGGTGACGTTGGGCTCACAGAACCTGCTTGGCGTGGGTACTAACCTCAAGTTCTACATTGAAAACGGTGGCATCTATTACGACGTTACCCCCATTCGTGCCCAGTACACGCTGACCAACCCGTTTGCAACAAACGGCACTACTACGGTCACAGTCACTCACTCAGGCGGTGGGTTTGCGAACAATGCGTTTGTGACGTTCTATGGCGGCACAGCCGTTGGCGGGCAGACTATTACCGGTGAGTACCGAATAACGCTCGTAGACCAAAATACCTACACAATCACTATTGCTACTGCGGCTACTACGGCTACTGGCGGTGGGACAGTCTATGCTGTGTACCAAGTAAACCCCGGCCCCGAGTACGCAGTTCCGTTGACTGGGTGGGGCGCTGGCGCATGGGGGGCTGGTACGTGGGGCATTGGCGCTACTTCTAGCGATTCGCTACGGCTTTGGAACCAAATAAATTGGGGGGAAGACCTTGTATACGGCCCTCGTGGTAGTCCACTCTACTATTGGAATGCAAACATTGGCTATCAAAACTCATCAATCACTGTAACCATTGCAACTCCATGCGTAGTGACGGCGTCTATCAACCTCCCGGACGCGACCCCTATCACGTTGGCTACTACAGATGCACTGCCTACAGGACTACTGCCCGGAGTGGTTTACTACACAAAACAAATTACTTCCACCACGTTCAATCTAGCCCTTACCCCCGGCGGCGCATCCATCAATACATCTGGTACGCAATTTGGCGCGCAAAGTATTTCTCCTCGGGGAATTTTGCTGTCTAAGCTAGACGGTGCAGATGCAGACACTCCAAAATTTCAAAATGCAATGACGGTGTCAGACGCAAGCCGGTTTTTGCTTGTCTTTGGTACAAATGATTACGGAAGCACTGTCCTTGACCCCCTACTTATTCGTTGGTCTAACCAAGAGTCATTAACTACATGGACTCCAGCAATAACCAATCAAGCTGGTAGCGCACGCCTGTCCCACGGTTCGGAAATTGTTACTACCTTGCAAAGCCGCCAAGAAATTTTAGTGTGGACTGACCAAGCCTTGTACTCATTACAGTACCTTGGCCCTCCCTATGTGTGGGGCACACAACTTCTAGTTGACAACGTGTCAATTGCCAGCCCCAATGCGGCATCTGTTGCTTCAGGCGTTACCTACTGGATGGGCGTAGACAAGTTTTACAAGTACGATGGTCGAGTTCAGACTTTGCGTTGCGACTTACGTCAGTACATTTACGGAAACATCAGTACGACCCAATACGACCAGATTACATCTGGTACAAATGAAGGCTTTAACGAGGTCTGGTGGTTCTATTGCTCAGAAAACAGCATAGTCAACGACAGATACGTCATATACAACTACGCAGAAGACCTGTGGTACTACGGTTCTATGGGACGCACAGCTTGGTTGGATTCTGGTTTGCGAACCTACCCTCTAGCTGCCACATACAGCAACAACATTGTCAACCATGAATTTGGTGTAGATGACAACCAGACGGGGACTACACAGCCTATTGTGGCCTCCATAACATCTTCCCAGTACGACATTGGGGACGGGCATAACTTTGCGTTTGTGTACCGCATGCTGCCTGACCTGACGTTCCGTGGGTCTACGGCGGGTACAACTCCTGCGGTGACCATGTACTTGCAAGGGCTGACAAACTCTGGTTCGGGGGTTACCCAATCAGGCAACGCAGGGGTCACCTACACTGGGCAAGCCCCATCTATCATCAACGTAGACCAGTACACCGGGCAGATTTACATTCGTCTCCGGGGTCGCCAGATGCAGATGCAGCTTACGTCCAACACAATCGGTACACAGTGGCAGCTTGGCGCTCCTCGTATTGACATCCGTCCTGACGGTAGAAGGTAAGCATGGCTCAAAAAAACGTAGTCGCCCCCCGGCTTCCTGCCGCCCCAGAAGAATATGACCCTCGGGCGTTTAACGAGCTTTTTCGGGTTATTTCGATATACTTCAGGCAATTGGACAACAAAGGCCCCATAGCTGCCGGGACTCAACGGGATGGGACTGAAGTAATTGCGGCTTTAAGTTTTCCGCCCAATGTTGGGGCAACTGCGCCTAGCTTGCCAACACAAACCGAACTAGCCAATTTGCGGGTTGGGGACATCTATTACGACACGACTGCTGGTAACGTACTAAAGGTAAAAACATGAGCCTTCAACTTGTCGCCAATCACTTAGCCCAAAAGGGCAGAGGCCCAGACTCCACCCTTGTCCATATGACCCCCGGAGAGGTAGCGAGCTTGCAATCTTTGGCTCAACAACATGGTGGCTCTCTAAGTATTAACCCTCAGACTGGACTCCCCGAGGCTGGGTTTTTGTCTGCTCTGCTGCCTATGGCGGCTGGTGCTGGGTTGGCGGCTATGGGTATGCCTTCTGGCTACGCTGCGTTGGCTGTTGGTGCTACGTCTGCTGCGACCAATGGTGGAAATATGAGAGAAGCCATGAAGGATGGTTTTTTAGCATACTCTGGCGCGGGCGTAGCCGATTCGTTTATGGGGGCCGGTGCGGCTATGCAAAGTGGTGCGGCTACTTCTGCTACGGCTCCTACGGTGCTTGAGACTTCTGCGGGTGCAACATCTCCATACGCCCTTACTGGTTCTTCTACCGCGCCTTCAACTGCTGGCTATTCTTTGGGGGAGTCGAGCAGCTTCCTTAATAAACCCTTACCCACACTGGCCAGCGCAGCACCAGCCGAAGTAGCTCAAGCAGCGGCAGCGGCAACCCCTGCGGCCCAACAAGCGGCAGCATTGGAGAGTATGGACATGAGCCAGCGTTTTGACGCGCTCAAAGCTGGAGCCAGCGGTTCCAATGCAATGAAATACATCAAGGCCAATCCATTTACGTCTTTGGGCGTGGCCTCTATTGCAATGACCCCGGATGAGAACAAAACGCCCCAAAAGGCTACAGACAGCGACCGTGGGCCTAGGGCTGGACTTAACTACTACCCTAACTGGAGCAATCCAACTCCTAAACCCAACATGCAAGGTATCGAGCAGACCTACAACCGCCCCTACTACGCTGCCGAGGGTGGCGTTACGCACATGGCTGAAGGCGGCAGCACGGGAGGTAAAGACTACGATGGCGTAGCAATGAGTCCCGCTATCCGTGAACTGCTAGCCCAACACGACAGAAGCCTGCGCGAAATTCAACGCTTGAAAGCCCAACAGGTGGGCGCTCCCCCTGCACCGCTCGACCAGAAACAACTCTTCGCCGACTACCTCAAGCGGGTAGCAGGAGGAACAGGAGCGGGAACGGGAACGGGGATAGAAGTTGCGCCAAAACCGGGGACTGGGGTTGAGACTGAAACACCCAAAGTTGAGTTACCTTTCCTTGAAACCCCTGTGGCTAGCAATACGCGAGGTGGTGGCGGTGGTGGGCGTGGGAGTGACTCAGAAGGCCCAAGCGCATGGTCGCAGATGACACCTGAAGAACGCGCAGCTTACTATGCAGAACACCCGACTGAAGGAAAGTTAGCTCTTTTAGGTCAAGACGCGTTGGGGTATACCACTCTAGGGCTGTTGGCTAAAGCCGTAGGTAAGGATAAGTGGTACGACAGCAGGTTGGAAAAAATGGGCGTAAATCCAACCATAAGCTTAGAAAAACAAAACCAAATCGCCGGTACTGCAATGCAAAAAGCGTTGGACTCGCAAGCGGCTACTCAGGCTCAGCAACAAGCAATAACTGAGGCAAATAAAACAAGTACAGTTTTTGGCGGTTACCCCAACGGTGCTCCAAATCCATACAGCATGGGGCCGGGAACTCCGGGATTTAATGCTGTACCTACAGGCCCAACTAGAGGAGCCTTTCTTCCAACACCTCTAGGTACTAATGCTGCACCAACTGACGGTGGTGCGCCTCCAAGTGGTGGCGGTGGCGGTGGCAATAAAAGCAGTGATGGCGGGAATGGTGGTGGGTATAGCGGAGCGCCAAGTGCGGGTTCTGACGTAGGACGAAGTCCTCCGGGGTCTGCGCACACAGATGCCCAAGGCGGCTACCTGCAACACGGTAAATTTGACCAGCGCATGGCCCAAGGCGGACTCTCCGACCCCTACGACCTAGGCTCGTACTCTGACGGTGGTCGGTTGCTCAAGGGCCCCGGTGACGGTGTGTCCGATTCCATCCCTGCCACTATTGGTAAGGGACGCCCTGCTCGGTTAGCTGACGGTGAGTTTGTGATTCCAGCCCGTATCGTCTCTGAGATTGGCAACGGCTCCACTGATGCTGGTGCACGTAAGCTGTACGCCATGATGGACCGAATCCAAGCTGGGCGCAAGAAGTCTGTGGGTAAAAACAAGGTGGCGGTAAATAGCCGTGCCGACAAGCACCTGCCCGCATGACGGTAACGTATCAGACCGAAGACCCCGCCGAGTTTATTGAGGCGCTGAAGGGGGTCTTGCCTGAGCACTACGATGAGTTGTGCGTTACCAAGGACTTCCCGCTCAT